ACGCTACAAAGATGCGCGAACAGAGTGGAATGGGCTTCGAGTTTATAAAAAAGATTGGGAGCCCAAACACCCACAGCTTACACCACCGAAGCTCGGACCCGAAGCAACTTCATTAGATAATCCTAGACCAGATGTTGACAGTGTACCTGTCACAGTACGTTTAGGTTCTTTATACGGTAAAGGAACACCTGGCAGTGCTTCTTTTATTGGCGCATTACATATAGGTGGTCAAGAAGATTCTCTAGGATTACAAGCTAATACAGCGATTGGTTCTCCAGAAATTAAATTAGCAGAAGATGTAGCAGGTTTTCCTTTAACTTCTGCAATTGGTTCACTAACATTTAGTGCACAAGAAAATATTGAAGGTGTAGCTGCAACTACAACTATTGGTTCTGTTAATGTCACAGGTCAAGAAGATGTAGAAGGATTAGCCTTAACAACTGCAGTTGGTTTACTTGATTTAGCTACAGGCACTACCATGGTTGGTGTTGAATCATCTGCTGTTGTAGGATCAGCAAACTTAAGTGCTCAAGAAAACATTATAGGTGTATCTGCTTCAACTGATATAGGTTCAGTAACATTACAAAGCACTGAAGAAACTGAAGGGTTAGAAGCAACTTCAAATGTAGGTAGCTTGTTGTTTAGCGCTCAAGAGAATATTGAGGGTGTGGCGGCTTCAACTAACTTAGGCAGTATCACTGCAGTAGTTCAAGTTGACCTAGCAGGACTATCTGTGGCGACAGCAATTGGATCATTTGACTTCTCTGCACAAGAGAATATAGTCGGTCAGTCATTATCTTCTAATTTAGGTAGCGTAATTATTAGTGCCGCAGAAGATACAGCAGGGTTGCAAATGACTGCAAGTAATGGTACAATATCAATTGCTATTAATAATAATGGATGGGGTCAAGATTCTTGGGGCTCATTCACTTGGGGCGAATAATATAAATGGGTTTAACATACGATCAACTTAAACAAAACGTACAAGATTGGCTAGAAAATTCATCTACGTCTTTCACTACAGCAACAGGTAGCGGCAAAGCGCCTATTGATTTATGTATTGAATTAGCGGAATTACGTATTGCCAAAGAGGTAGACCTTACTGCCTTTAGAAAAGTTTCAACGCTATCCTTGACAGGGGGCACGGCAACAGTGGCTGTTCCTTCCGACATGGTGATACCGCGTTATTTAAGGATTCAGAACGGGGATTTTCTACTGGAAAAAGATGAATCATTCATCAAAGAGTACAGCAAAAATCCTTCAACTGATACAGGCACAGTGCGATACTATGCCTTAAATCAAACTGGAACGACTTACACAAGTGGAAACCGCCAAACTAATTTTCTGTTTGGACCAACTCCAGCCCTTGCAACAACAGTTGAAATAGGGTATACTATTAGAGTTCCAGGGTTATCATCAGGTAATCAAAATACTTATCTAGGTGATAATGCCCCAGACGCTATGTTATACGGCACATTGATCGAAGCTATAGGTTATATGAAAGAGACACCTCAAACTATAGAACTATGGCAGGGATATTACAATCGTGCTATTCAAACATTAGCAAATGAGGAACAAGTAAGAATGCGAAATGATGAATTTCGTAATGGTGAACTAAAAACAATGCAGAGAGGACAATAAAGCATGGCTATTACATCAGCAATATGTAACAGCTTTAAACAAGAGATTCTTGTCGGTACCCACGACTTTACAGCAAGTACAGGTGATACTTTTAAGATTGCTCTAATTAAAGCTCAAGCTTCCCAAGTGGGAACATACAATGCTTCGACCACAAATTATTCTGATGTTACAGGTAACAGTGACGAATTAGCAAGTGGTAGTGGATACACTACAGGCGGAAACACATTATCAAGTGTAACCCCAACTCTTGACAGTTCAACAGCTGTCTGTGACTTCGCAGATACTTCGTGGACAAGCGCTACATTTACTACTAGAGGTTGTATTATTTACAACACATCCGATTCAAATAAAGCAGTTTGTGTAATTGATTTCGGCGCAGACTATTCTGTATCTGGTGGTACTTTTACAGTAAGTTTCCCGACAGCTGACGCAAGTAACGCAATCATAAGGATTAGTTAAGTATGGCTTCAACCTGGAGTACTGGCGGATTAAACCTCCGCTTGATGACCACTGGTGAAAACGATAACACCTGGGGTGATCAAACAAATGATAACTTAAAACGTCTTGAGAACAAGATAACAGGTTATGCTGCTGTTACACTTTCAGGTACAACACATACTTTAACATTTACAGATAACCCCACTTCTTACGCAGATGAAGACGGAAGAAATTTTGTCCTCAATTTCGGCGGTTCACCAGGGGGTACCTGTACAGTTACAATCCCAGCGCGCGAAACCGTTTATCTGGTTTTAAATAACACCGCGGATTCTAACACCATTACATTAACCACAGGCAGTGGTACGACTTTCAATGTACCTGCGGGCAAAGATGCGTTCGTTTATTCGGATGGTACTAATGTGTACAATGCGATGGCGGATGCAATATTCACTACTATTACAGGAGATGGGTCTGCTTTAACAGGTGTGCTTCATGATGTTGTGGATGATACCACTCCCCAATTAGGTGGCAACCTAGACCTGAACTCAAACAACATCACAGGTACTGGTAGTATTAATGTTACTGGTAGTGGTACATTCTCTGGTGACCTAACAGTAGATACCAATACATTATATGTAGATAGCACTAATAATCGTGTGGGAATAAGCACTACCTCACCTTCAGCATTGCTTCATATTAAACAAGATGCTGGAACAACACCTACATTAAGCACTGGCACAAGATTTGTAGTTCAAAGAAACACATTTGGTGGCGACCCAAATGGAATGGCTATTATAGCTGGTAATAATACTACTGATGGTGCTTTTATTGATTTTGGTATTTCTACTGATGCCGATATAGGAAAAATTAAATACGATACTCAAAATAACATCTTTCAATTTTATGCTAACACTATTGAAAGATTTAGAATTGAACCAGCTGAAGTAGTCGTTAATGACCCAAGCAATGACGTAGACTTCCGAGTAGAAAGCAATACCAACACCCACGCACTGTTTGTAGATGGTGGTGACTCTAGTGTTTACATTGGTAAGAGTGATTCATCTTTTGGAACTGCTGGAGTTAGACTTAATGTTGCTGGTTTAAATTATAATCAATTTACTAGAGATGGTGGTTCAGCTGTTAATATAAATAGATTAACGTCTGATGGCGACTTGATGGCATTTTATAAAGACTCAACTAAAGTAGGTAGTATTGGTACGTATGCAGGGGATATTATTATTGGTACAACCGATACTGGATTACGTTTTGATGATGGTGCTTCTGCATATATACCTTGGAATACATCAACAAATTCAGCAACAGATGGAACTATAAGTTTAGGTGCTACTACAGTTCAATATAATAACCTCTACCTATCTGGCACTGTAACCAATGATGGCTCTGGTGGTATGTCTATTGATACCTCTGGAAATGTTACCTTTAATGAGGGTAGCATTGATGCTGACTTCCGAGTAGAGAGTAACACTGAAACACACGCACTTTTTGTTGATGGTGGAAATAATGTAATTGGTGTTGGAACTTCAGCACCAGATTCTCCTATTCATGTAAAAAGAAATACTACAAGTGGTTCTCAATTATTATACCCATCTATTCATTTAGAAAATGAAGCTACAGGAACTTCTTATGCATATTTACAAATTGAAACAAATAATGGTGCTACTGATGGTGGAATATTAGCTTATGTAGACCATCACGAAGTAAGAACAAACCAATATTTAACATTTAGAACAGGTGCTTTATTTACAGAACGTATGCGTATAGATAGTTCTGGAAATGTTGGAATAGGCACTACCTCACCTTCATCACCCTTAGATGTTGTTGGTGATTTAAAATTTGGAACTTCAGCATCAAGAAATTATTTAGGTGATTTTGGTACTGTTAGTTCATATTTAATTAATTATAACGCAACAGGTAATTTGCTTTTTTATGTTGGTGGCGGAACAGGCGACAAAGAAAGAGTAAAAATAAGTACTGGTGAATTTTGCATTAATGAACAAAGTAACGATTATGACTTCCGAGTAGAGAGTAATAACTTTGCCAATATGCTATTCGTTAATGGTGGTACTGATAGAGTGGGTATTGGAACTAACTCACCCACAACAACTTTAGATGTATCTAAGGATTCAACATCTAACATTAGAGTAGGTGGTACAGGTGGTGGTTCTGTTGATACCAGATTCTATATTGATAATGTTGGAAATGGTGGTTCTGGTCGTGGTGTTGCAATGCAGTTCAGACCTTCTGGTAGTTCTAACAGTGTTGAAGCAGTAAAGTTAATTGCATATCAAGAAACAGCTTCAACTACTGCAAACAATGCTAAGTTTGCTATTCAGGTAGCAAACAGTGGTGGAACATTAACTGAAAGAGTAAGCATTGATAATGTTGGAACATTCAATATTACTGGTTCTTTAACTGTCAATGGTTCTGCTGTTGGTGGTGGTGAAACTGCTTCTGTATGGGTAAACTTTAATGGAACAGGAACAGTTGCTATTAGAGATGACTACAATGTATCTTCCATAACAGATAATGGCACTGGTGACTATTCAGTTAATTTTACATCTAGCTTAGCTAATACTAATTATTCTTTTACTACAGCAAGTGGAAAAAACTCTGCTAATCAATTTCCTGTTACAGTAGAAACTAGTTCAGCTACAAGCAATATAAGGGTTCTTAATGCTAATTTTGGTGGTTCATTAGTAGACAATGACTTAGTTTGTATACACATATTCGGAGGTTAAAAATGACAGATACAACAAAAAAAATAATTTATAAACAAGAAAACGGAACAATAGCTATATTAACACCGAGTCCAAATTGTGAATTGTCTCTTGAAGAAGTTGCTCAAAAAGATGTACCCACAGGATTACCTTACAAGATTGTAGATGTATCAGAAATCTCAAGCGATAGAACATTTAGAGATGCTTGGACTATTAATGATAATGAACTAACAGACGGAGTAGGTGACTAATGGCAATCTATATAGACATACCCAAAGCAAAAGATATTTGGAAAGATAAAATTCGTGAGGCTCGTAAACCAGCACTAGAAAAACTAGATGTGGATTACATGAGAGCTAACGAAGCTGGTACTGATACAACTGCGATTGTAGCAGACAAGCAAACCCTCAGAGATTTACCTACACAGGTAGATACAGCAACAACAACAGATGAAATCAAAGCAGTCTGGAACGATATGCTTGGTAATAAGGAGTAAAAAATGGCAGTAACAACTACATGGAAAGTCCTTGATATGAAACACAATCCTAATGATGGTGGTGTTCTGGAAGTGAAGTGGGAGCTAAGAGCGACTGCTGATACTGGAGAAACTGCTGTGGAAGGTGGAGAACTCAAGATTGACTCTTATGATGCTTCCTCTCCTAACTTCATTCCATTCGCCAACTTAACTGAAGAAACAGTTTTAAATTGGGTATGGGAAGATTTAGGCGATAAGAAAGCAGAAATAGAGTCTGACAGAACTGCGAAGGTAGATGCTCAGATAGCGAAGAACGCAAGTGAAGCTACTGGTTTACCTTGGTCTAACTAATAATAATAATAAGGAGTAATTATGTTTACATTAGGAGACAAAGAATACGATGAAAACAAGTTAACCGATAAAGGCAAAGTATTGCTTAATCAACTTGTTTTATTACAAAACAAAAAAGGTCAATTGACTTTAGAATTTGATCAGTGTAATGTATTAATAGACCACTACATGGCACTTTTAAAAACTGAAGTTTCTAAAGAACCTGAAGAAGTAAAAGAAACAGAAGAAAAATAATGAAGATAGACCTCAAGTTAATCGCGCCTTATATCGTAATGGCATTTGGTATTGCGGTATCTTGGGGTATGTTTTCTGAAAGACTCGATGCGGTTGAAAAGAAAGCAGATGCCGTAGCACAAATGCAACAAGACATTGCCATTATCAAAGAAAAGATAATGTGGATGGAGAATTATCTAATTACAATACCTAGCAGGTAGGGAAGGGGGCACGGGCAAAATGCCATTCGTACAATTAACAGCGCCTCCAGGGGTTATCACAGACATCACAGACTACCAAGCGCAGATGCGATACACGAACGCAGATAAAGTGCGCTTCTTCCAAGGCTATGCCGAGAAGATAGGCGGCTGGACTAAGAGGTTCAGTTCCGCGCAAATCAGTGGTGTATCCAGAAACATCTTTCCTCACCGAGATTTAAACGGTACTAAATTAATTTTATACGGAACATCAACTCATGTTTACATTGAGTATGGTGGCAACATGTTTGACATTACCCCCTATCGTACTGACACTCGAACACTCACTAACCCTTATACTACAGGTGCGGCAGGTTCTAGCACGGTAACTGTAACTGATGTTTCTCACGGTCTAGCAAACACAGAGCCAGGTTCTCGTGTTATTATAGACACAGCCGTTACTCTTGATGGTATTACTATTGCAGCAGGAGAATATATTGCTACTTACATTGATGGTAACTCTTACACTATTACTGGAACAGGCACAGCAACTACAGGCGGTGTAACGGGCGGCGGATCGGTTGATTTACGTTATCTTGTTAACAACGGTCCTTCCGATGGTTTAACAGGTTATGGTTTTGGTGCAGGTCTTTGGGGAGCTTCCTCATGGGGCACAGCGCGAAGTACATCAGGTATTGTGTTGTCACCCCGCGTTTGGTCAATGGATGCTTGGGGTGAAGATGTTGTCGCTTCTATAGGTGGAGGAGAAGATACTATTTATTATTTTGATATAAGTACGTTTATCGCCTCGCCTTCCACATTCCGCGGAACTACTCTTTCTTATTATGTAACAAATACTTTAAGCGGAGATGCTTCTCAAATTCCAGAAAAAGTGGGACAGGTAATGGTGTCTACACCAGACCGCCACTTAGTTTGTTTTGGTTCTAATCCTGTAGGTTCTTCTGATTATGATCGAATGACCGTAAGATTTTGTAACCAAGAAGATTTTACTATATGGACACCCCAGATTGTTAACACCGCAGGTGAACAAAGATTAGGTACAGGAACTAACATAGAGGCGGTTGAAAAAGGTCGTGGTCAAATATTCTTATGGACAGATGTAGATGTTTATTCCATGCAGTTTATCGGTCCACCTTTTACATTCTCATTTTCTGTGTTGGGAGAAATCTCAGGTACCATATCCAAAAACGCGGCAACCACTATCGAGGGTGCGGCATTCTGGATGGGTGTGGATAACTTCTACATGTTTGATGGTGCGGTACGAACTCTTGAGTGCCCCGTCTTAACCCATGTGTTTGATAACTTTAATCAAGTACAAAGAGAAAAAGTTTTCTGTGGGCAGAATATTAAGTTTAATGAATTATGGTGGTTCTATCCATCATCTGATGCGACAGAAATTGATCGCTATGTTATCTATAATTATATTGATAAGACTTGGTCGATTGGAACTTTAGAAAGAACTGCTTGGGTAGATTCTAACATCTTTAATAATCCTTTGACTGTTGATTCCAGTGGTTTACAATACAACCAAGAAGATGGCGTGAATGCAGCGGGCAGTGCCATTACCGCTTTTGTTGAAACAGGTTTCTTTAATGGTGATGCGAATGGTGACAATGTTTATTTCTTAGATCGCGTAATTCCTGATGTAACATTCAAACAAGGTAGTGCCATGAAGTTTACATTAAATACAAAAATATATCCACAAGGTGAACAGATCACTAAAGGACCCTTCACGATTAATTCCACAGATGGTGACTTTGATTTTCGCGCTCGAGGTAGATCGTTCCAAGCAAGATATGAATCCGATGCGACTAATGTATCGTGGAGATTGGGTACATGGCGTGCTGATGGTAGACAGGATGGATTAAGATAATGGCATTATACAGCAAGCCCTCCTATCCTGAACCTTCCTATAAAGAACGTACGGAAGGAAAGATTGATGTTAGAACATATGACGCATTGATACAGGTTT